TCTCCATAATGGCGTCCAGCTTGCTGCGCAATCCGGCGTTCACCAGCGTGATGTTGCGTTCCACGGTGGCGGAGGTATCGTCGAAGATGCTGTCGTCGAAGGCAATCACCGGCGTGACCTCGCCCGTGTAGTCGCAGAGGAAGGCCAGGGCGCGGATCATGTCGAACAGCGCGGACTCGATGATCTTCTCGTTGCGCTTGATGGACTGATACAGGTCGCTGTTCTCGGCCACGACCTCCTTGGCGGTCTTGACCACGCCGCCCTCGAAGCGGTAGCGCCCGGTGCCCAGGCCGCACTTCTTCGACACAAGGTCGATCATGCGCTGCATGCCCTGGTCGTGCTCCGCTACGCGCAGGGTCATATTGCTCTCGGTGAGCACCTGCTTGCCGTCTGGGGACTGCTCCAGCACATGGAACACGGTGTCCTTCGGGTCGAAGCGGGGCTCCACGGCTCCGCCCTTCTGCAGCTGGATGGTGGCCAGGCTCATGGGCACGTACACGCGCTTGCGGCCCAGGTTGAACTCGTTCACATAGCTGTCGTACACGATGTCGCAGCCCTTCAGCTGCTCAATGGCCGTGGCGAAGATGGCCGCGCCCATGGGAGAGGTCAGATCGACAGCGTTCACCGCGGCGGGACGGATGAACTGGAACAGCGGCAGCGAGGAGCCGGTGGCCACGTCGGTCTCAATGCCCTCGGGAGGATCCACCTCCGCTCCTTTCTCATTCAGCCACACATTATGGATGTGGTACATGCCCTTTTCCTGCGTGTGGATCTGGATGTAATAGCCCAGGGACTTATCCACCACCACCCGGCTGCCGAAGGCGCACTCGGTGATGCGCTGGCCGTGCCACTTCAGCGGGTAGATCATGTCGGCGGTGATGTAGTCGATCATCGGCTGATCGTCCGCGCCCATGTACTCCACCAGCGCGCCGGTACCCATGGCCATGGAAAGCTCCACCAGCCGCGTCGCCATGGCGTAGAAGTCGTTGGCGTTCAGGATCTCCTCCAGCCGATCGAAGCCGTCGCAGGAGATACGCACCTTATCGTTGAGCAGCAGCGTGGCCATGTCCTCGCAGACCAGCTTCGCCATGCCCAGCTGGGCGCGGTCGCGCTCCTGACGGTCGATGCCGTTGTAGATCCAGTAGCGGTGGAAGTCCTTCACATAGCCCTGATACCAGCTTTTGAAGGTCTCCACCCAGGAGCGCCACTCGGGCGCGGGTGCGGTGTATCCCTTGGAGGTAAGGTACTGACAGATCATAGGTTCATTCCTTTCAAGGCGCGGTCAGTAGATGAGCTCTGCGGGAAGGTGACGCCCATGGCGATCATGGTCTCGATCATGTTCTCGCAGCTGTACTCCATGGAGTCCAGGGAGTCGATGTTGTGGGCGCCGTCGTCCAGACGGACATCCTCGCCGATGTGCTTCGGATCCCAGATGGCGTCTGCCAGGGCCGAGGCGAGATGTTCGCAATGCGGCGCCAAATAAAAACGCCCTGCGGCCATCATCTGGCACACAAAGCGGATACGGTTGATAATAGGTCCCTTGCGGGCGTTCTGGATGTCGATCACCACGCCCTGGGTGATGCAGGCCGCCCGCAGCCCTTCCATGAGCACCTGCTCGGCGGAATCGGCAAAGCAGGTGTACACAGGCCAGCGTGCCTGGCAGCGCCGGACGAAGGCCACGAAGTCGCTGGCCAGCACCGCGGGGGAGATGATCTCCCGGCGGTAGTATTCGTCCAGCACGATCATCTGCTGAAAGCCCAGGGTGAAGCCCGTGCAGGTGAAGGAGTGGGCGGATCCGTTGGAGCCGAAGTCCACGCCGATCTGCACCAGCTGCATGGGCGGCAGGTCGCCCTGCCAGATGAAGGGGCTGGCGTCGCCGGCGAAGTCCTCGTAGATCACACCCTCCACGGCGCAGCGCTCGCCGTCGATGTCCCGGCGGTACCACACGGTGCCGGGGGTGTACTGGGCTTTGATCTCCTCCACGCGCTGCGGGGTGATGGTGGCGTTGTCCGTGAGGGTGAACTTCTCATAATTGCACCCGCCGGGCAGCTTGCCCCGGGTGTGCTTCTCCCGGTAGGCGTCGATATAGTCGGTGTAGATCTTCGCCTTGGGGCTGGAGGGGTTCAGATCCCAGAAGAACTTGCGCAGCTGGGCGGCGGCGGTACGGTTGAAGGCTTCCTTGATGAACTCATCATGGTGGAGGTTGATCTCCGTGGCGATCCACATGCCGTAGGAGTTGCCGCGGATCCGCTTGAAGCTGTCCGCCTTGCCCGCGCCCACGAAGATAACATACTTCATGCCGGTGCGGGTTTTGACCTTCAGGCACTCATTGTCCTTGTACTTGCCCCACCGGCAGCGGCCGCGGAACTGCGCCTCCATGCCCAGACCGCTGCAGTCGCCCAGGTTGAGCTTGGCGGTGGCCAGGGTGGCGGCACTGGCCAGGTGCAGCTTGTCGCGGGTCTGCTCCAGCTCGGTGCAGAAGGCGAAAACATTGTCCACCGTCTTGCCGGCACGGATCGCGCCCTCGGCGATGTTGTACATGTTCGCCCGGCACGCCCGGATGTAGCGCAGGTGCTTCTCGCCGAAGATCGGGCGATAATGCCGGGTGAGCTTACGCATCGCCATACACCTCTTCGCGGGTGGCGTCGATGTCCTCTTCCTCGGAATCATCCGCAGGCTTGGAACGCCACTGATCGGGGCGGCGGTTCTTCAGAAAGAAGATCTGCGCGGTGACATTGGGCAACACGTGCTTGGTGACGCGCTTGGTCTCCACCAGCTCCATTTTGCCGGTCTCAGGGTTGCGGACACGCTCCTTCGTCACTTCGTCATAGGAGTAGCCCAGGGCGGTTTTGAGGAGAGCGTTTTCGACCTCCACATCCACCACATCCTTGCCCTTTTTTAGGGCCTCGGAAATCTCGGGGAAACGCTTCTTCCAGGTGTAGAGCGTGTCAGGGTTGACGCCGCACTTCCCGGCGATCTGCTCCATGGTGAGGCCATCCCGTGCCCAGGCTGCCAGCAGCAGGAGGCCGTCCGGCGTGAGCCAGTATTCATATTTTCCTTTGGCGATGGGGAGGGCCTCCTTTCTTCAAGATAGGCGACAAAAAAGAGCGCCGGGGTTGCTCGGCGCTCCGATGAGGGGAGTTATGTCAATCCAATTGGGGAGCGTATCTCCCATCTCTGAACATCACGGTGCCATTTTACCACGCGCACCATGGACAAACAACGACATTTTGGATGGTTTGTCAGCCGTCCAGGGCCTTCAGCGCAGCGTGCCGCAGCCGGTTGATGTGCCGCGTGCTGTAGAAGAACAGCCCGGAGATCTGTGCGTCATCCTGACCGCAGCAGTAGTACAGATTGAGCAGATTCCTGGTCTTGTAATCATCGACCGCGCTGATGACCGCGTCCACCCTGGGCTTTAGCTGGCCGATCTCATCCTCCAGCCTGGCAGCGATGGGCAAAAGGCCTTCGTACAGCTGCCGGGCAGCGGCGGCGGCGTCGTTGGTGCTGCGCCGGACACCTTCGTAATCGAAACCGTTCACGCCGTGGGGACGGCCGTCGCTGCCGCAGGCCTCAAGCTGCTTGCGGACCATGGCCAGCTCTTTCTGCTTATCCCGATAGGTCGTAAGAAGCTCGGCTTTCGTCATGGGTCACATCCTCCAGTCGTATCTGCTGGCCCTGGGATTGCGCTGCATACTTGCGCAGCTGCTCCAGGGTCCATTCATGCGGAATGTTCGACAGATAGTCCACGGTGATGTATCCGCTGTCCTTGTGATAAACGGTCTTTCTAATCCTGATGTCGCCCTTGTCGATCATCTGCTTGTAGGCAGCGCGCTTGACGTCGGTGAGGGTGCCGGGCGGCCACAGGTCAACGCAGGGAATGAAGGGAGGTTCGTGAACGACTGTCACCTTGTTATACCCCCTGAGGAGTCGAATTGATTCCATCATTGTCGGGAATTTCTTCGACCCTGATGAAGATGCCGGGGATGTCATTCCAGAATTTCTCCGTGATCTCGCAGCAGACCTGGGCGTCGTCATGCCAGAAGCGTAACTTGGTCATGACGTCCTTGAGGGCCTTTTGCAGGTTGTCGGTGTCGGGTTTGGTGAGCTTGTACTCGCCGCTGCGGTGGTTGCCGTCCAGCGGGAACAGCCACTTCACGATCAGCCGGACACCGCCCTCCAGGGGGCGGGGGATCTGATGCGCGGCCAGGCTGTCCCGGAAGTAGACCTTGGCGCGGCGGAGGTTATCATCGGCGTACACATAGGGCTTGCCGGTCTTTTTGCTGACGCCGATCCGCTTCTCCTGGTCGGTGGTGGTGGGCGGCGGGCCGGGGAGGAAGAATTGCTTTGTCATGCGTTTTTCTCCTTTTGTGTGCAATTCAGATCAGCGTTTCATCGTTGCAGCGTGTGAACAGTTCGATAAATCCGAGATCAGCCTCTTTTTTGCTAACGCCTGTGACAGTAATGACATCCAGCAGCTCAGCTAACGCATCGCTACCATCTTCTGCTGCTTCAATGATTTTCTGCTTTGTTCGATCGTTGAAATTCAATTCTACATCACAGCCCGCAGGGCATTTCAACAACTTGGAAATGAGTTCGTGTACCTTCATATAGTTTGTCCTCCTGTCTTTCCGTTTTTCCGTTTTCCATGCGGAATTGATTTTCCATTTACCTTTTTGAAAGGGAGGAGTCCATAAGTGAGGGAAGTGGGGGGAAAAGGGGATCCTTTGTCCCTTTTCCCCTCCCTCTCTTTGGAGTCCTTTCCTGTGTTTTCCGTTTCCATCTACTATATATTATATATAGTGGTGGCCGGACGGAAAGCCGGAATCAGTCCGAGTCGGATTTGGGATAGATGCGACTGTCACGGATCTCATATCCGTATTTCTTCACCTGATCGTAGATAGCGGTTTTTTTCAACCCGAGATACTCCATCATCTCCGCCACCGTCGGCGGCTCGCCCAGGTTGGCGGCGCTCACCGCATCGGCGAACCTGGCGGCGCTGTCCTCGGCCTTGGCGGCGGCCTTCTTCTTCCGCGCCTTCGCACCTTTCTGCCAAGGCGGGGCGGCTTCTTCGGCGGCCAGGTCGTTCAGGATGCCCGTGTCGTCCATGCGGTGGAGGGGATAATCGAACCACACGTTGATGGGCTCCAGGGGCGCGAACTCTCGCAGGGTGGTCTCCATGCGCCAGGCGGAGACCTTCAGCGCGTCCTTCTCGGCCTGTCGGATGGCGGCTGCCATCCTGACGAAGGCTGCACCGTGCAGCTGCTGCCCGGCATAGAGCTCCAGGCGCAGGCGGCTGCACATATCGTCCTGGCTCACCTCCTGCCGCCAGCGGTGGTGCACCTCATCCAGCAGAGCGGCCAGGGCCTCCCGCACGGCGTTGTCTTTCAGGAACTTCTGGGCATTTTCGCTCAGCTCCAGCTGGATCATATCCAGCAGCGCGTCGGGGTCTCGGCCAAACACGCCGGAGCCGGAGGCGCGGTCCATGGAGCGCTTGCCGCCCTGGGCGCCCTTGGAGTGATGGTGGCAGTAGATCACGGCGGTCTCCAGTTCCGTGGCCACCCGGTCGAACTGATTGCAGAACAGGCTCATCTGCTCGGCGTTGTTCTCATCGCCGGTGAGGATCTTGTAGATCGGATCCACAATCACCGCCAGGTACCCATCCTTGCGGGCGCGGCGGATCAGCTTCGGGGCCAGTTTGTCCATGGGCAGTGACTTGCCGCGCAGGTTCCAGATGCTGATGTTGTGAAGCCCCCGCGGCGTCACGCCCAGGGCGTCGTACACGTCCCGGAAGCGGTGCATACAGCTGGGGCGGTCCAGCTCCAGGTTGATGTACAGCACCCTGCCCTGGCAGCAGCGGCGGCCCATCCACGGGAGCCCCTCGGCGATGGCGATGGTCAGCTCGATCAGTGCGAAGGACTTGCCCGCCTTGCTGGGGCCGGAGAGCAGCATCTTGTGTCCCTGGCGCAGTACGCCCTCGATCAGCTCATCGGAGAGGGGCGGCAGGTCGTTGTAGAAGCTGGAGAAGGACTCAAACTCCGGCAGGTCATCGGTAACGGATTCGATCCACTCCTGCCAGGCGGCGAAGCTGGGCTGCCCCAGATCCTGCGCCACAATGAACTGCTTGCGGCCCTTGCGCAT